CCTTGCTGTAGAGCGCTCCCGAGGGGCGCCACCCGAACACCGCAACCTTGGGAGGAATCGTGGCAGTACAGAAGGTCAAGGCCAAGAAGCAGGCGCAGTTCGCCCTGCCGATGGTGGAGAAGCAGCTTGTGCTGCCGCTCCTGCTGACGATCGTCGGCAAGGAGAACTTCACCGGTGCCAAGAATGACACCGTGAACTTCAAGCTCAAGGACGGGTCGATCGCCACCGCGCGCGACTACGACTTCCGTGGCCGCACCGGCCCGATCGTCCTCGACGACATCTTCCAGACCGGCGGCAACATGCCGATCCGGCTGAACACGCACGTCGTGTCGGCCACCGGGCTCGAGGACGAGCACTTCACGCTCGACGACATCACCTTCGCGACCGACGTCCTGGCCCCCCAGGTCACCGCCGTCGTGGAGCGTGTCGAGGGCAAGGCGCTCGCCGCGATCCGTGGCACGACCAAGATCAAGCACTCCATCTCGTTCGACGAGACGGCCGACCCGCACCTGGTCGCCGTCGAGGCGAAGCGCCTGATGGACGGCGAGAAGGCTGCGCCGTACTCCGGTCGCGTCTTCGTGGTCGGCAACGACATCGCCGCGCACTTCCGGGCCAGCGACCGACTGAGCCGCTACGACTCGGTCGGCCTGGCGGGCACCCCCGCCCTGCGCGACGCCGTCATCGGTGCTCTCTCCGGCTCGCCGGTCGTGGAGCACAACGGGCTCGCCCCCGACGAGGGCTTCTACCTCCACGGGACGTCCTTCATCCTCGCCAACGCGGCTCCCAACGTCCCGCGCGGCGCGGTGACCGGCAACTCCGGCATCTCGAAGCGGGGCGTCTCGGTCCGCTGGATCCAGGACTACGACGCCAACTACCTGCGCGACCGGAGCATCGTCAGCACCTTCATCGGTGTCAACGAGATCCGCGACGAGCGGGACGCTGACGGCAACTGGATCATCGAGGAGGGCGAGTTCGACGACGAAGAGCTCACCGTCATGCGGAACAAGGACGGCTCCACCGTGACGCCCGTCCCCGTGGGCACCCGCCTCAACGTCCGCATCGTCAAGCTCACGTACACCGGCGCGGAGAGCGTGCTCCCCGCCACCCCGTGATCGTGATCTGAGAAGACCCCCGTCCACTTGATGTGGGCGGGGGTCTTCGCTTATGCTGGGCTCATGACTCGGACACAGGCGATCATCGCCGCACTCATCCTCCCCCTCACCCTCCTCTTCGCCCCGGCCCCAGTGGCCCAGGCCGTGACCTGCATCCCCGGAACCAGCATCTGTCAGGGCGGGGACATCCGCCACGCCACCGACGGTGGGTACGACCCGGCCATCGTCATCTTCTGCGACTACGGCGACGCCTTCGACCAGTTCGGCAACCCGGACGTCGACTGGTCCGAGCGCGACCTCGTAGCCGAGGGCACCTCCTCGCACGCCGACTGCGGCGACGACATGGACGTCGTATACGTCCGGCCGGGCGAGGAGATCTGGTGCGACACCGCCAACTTCGGCCCGTACAAGTGGCGCGACGCCACTGGGCCCCACAAGGTGAACGACCTCTTCGACCAGCGCTGCACTCTGCGCAAGGACTGATCCCCAGCGCCCCCTGGACTACGGTCCGGGGGGCGTGCTACTGTTCTACTCGTCGGCACAAGACTGGTCGGCAGTCCGGGAGAGCGGTAGAGGGCAGGCCGGTGAGGCCGAGTCCAAGCTCCGGGCGACCAGTCGCCAACATGGCCCCATAGCTCAGTAGGTAGAGCAGCGGATTCTTAATCCGCGTGTCCCTGGTTCAAGTCCAGGTGGGGCCTCGGATGGAGTACGCCGGAGTCGAGCCCGGCCGCCCCCAGTTAGGGGCGTAGCTCAGAGGTAGAGCGCCATCAATCCGTGGTCGCGGGTTCGAGTCCCGCCGCCCAGTCCTCCTGGAGTGGGCGTACGTCTCAGTCGGTAGAGCGGCGGGCACGGGGGGTGAAGGGAAGTCGACGAAGTGAAAGCCGCACGCCGGACCGCTTCGGACCCGGGTTCGATCCCCGGCACCTCCACAAGGCTCTCGGCCCCGTACCGACCACAAGCGCGCGTAGGTGGCCTCCGGGGTCGGGGGTCCTGATACACTGGGCACTATGGCCGACCCGATCGCACAGTACGACCTGACCCTGGTCCGTGGAGACACGTTCGAGCGTCAGACGTTCGTCATGCAAGACTCGAGCGGCGCCCACATCGACTTCACCGGGTACACCGCTCTCGCCCAGGTGCGCGCGGCGGCCAACGCCCCCGGCGTCATCCTCGAGTTCACGACCGGTGTAAACGCCGACGGAGACGCCTTCATTGAGGCCACCGCCGAGCAGACGTCGGCCACTGGCGCCCTTCCCTCCGGCGTCTGGGACCTGCAACTCACCTCGCCCTCCGGTCGGAACCGCACCTACCTCGCCGGTGACGTCACGATCATCCAGGACGTGAGCCGCTGATGGCCGATCCGCAGAGCGTCGAGGTCGTCATCCAGGACCCGACCCCCGTCGTTACCGTCTCGGTCGCCTCGTCCGATGGTCCCGAGGGACCTCCCGGTCCCGAGGGACCCGCTGGTCCTGAGGGCCCGGCCGGTCCTCCCGGACTCGACTCCACCGTCCCCGGACCCCAGGGTCCTTCCGGCCCCGCTGGCCCCGAGGGTCCTGCTGGTCCGCCCGGCGCCGACGGAGCCGACTCCACCGTTCCTGGCCCCCAGGGTCCGGCCGGTGCTGACTCCACCGTACCCGGCCCTGCTGGCCCCGAAGGTCCCGCTGGCCCGCCCGGCGCCGACTCCACAGTCCCCGGCCCTGCTGGCCCCGAAGGACCCGCCGGACCTGAGGGTCCTGCCGGTCCCGCCGGTGCCGACTCGACCGTCCCCGGCCCTGCTGGCCCTGCTGGCCCCGCCGGTCCCGAGGGCCCCGCTGGCCCCGCCGGTGCTGACTCCACCGTCCCTGGTCCCGAGGGTCCTGCTGGCCCCGAGGGTCCCGCCGGTCCCGCTGGCGCGGACTCCACCGTGCCTGGTCCTGCCGGTCCCGAGGGTCCTGCCGGTCCTCCCGGCGCCGACTCCACCGTCCCCGGTCCCGAGGGCCCTGCCGGTCCTCCCGGTGCGGACTCCACCGTCCCCGGCCCCGAGGGCCCTGCCGGACCTCCCGGTGCCGACTCGACAGTCCCTGGCCCCGAGGGGCCTGCCGGTCCTGAGGGCCCTGCTGGCCCTGCTGGCGCTGACTCGACAGTCCCTGGCCCTGAGGGCCCGGCTGGACCCGAGGGCCCAGCCGGTCCCGCTGGCGCTGACGGCTCCGACGGAGCTCCGGGACCGACTCGCTACGTCACGACCTGGAACATGGCTGGCGCCCTGTCAACGAAGGTAGGGGCCGCGAAGTTCATGCCCCGCGTCACCGGCGTGGTCCGCCGCATCTGGCTGACTCTCGGAACCGCTGGCGCCGGGACGACTACGGTCGACGTGAACCTCAACGGGACCACCATGTTCAGCGGCACGAAGCCCAACCTGGCCGCCTCTGCGACGTCCTCCTCGGAGTTCGTTCCAGCCTCGACGGCCTTCGACGCGGACGACTACTTCTCGGTCGACGTCGACTCGGTGGGAGCCGGTGCTGGAGACCTGCTGATCCACTTCGAGTACGAGGACACTCCGTGACCCTCCTGGCCGGGGGGACGTCAGCCCTAGTCTCAACCAGTGCAGTCAGGGCCATGGCCTTCCCGGGCGACACCCCGGTGGGCGCCCTGGCCGTCATGGCGATCACGTCCAACGGTTCGGTCAACCCCACGTCCGTAACGGACGACGCGGCAGGAGCCGGGGCCGCCAACTCCTGGTCGATGATGCTGACCAGTACGAACGCGAACAACTCGGTGACGACCTCGATCTGGGTCTGCAAGCTCACCCGGGCCCTGTCGGCCGCCAACACCGTCACGGCCACCTACGCGAGCTCGCGGCAGTGCCACGCCGCCGTACTCGCGGGGTTCAGCGATGTGGTCACGTCGACAGCCCTCGACGGTCAGATCGCCACGGCGACAGCCACCGGAGACACCCCGGCCGTCGGCCCCACCGGCGACCCGGTCGCTCCCCGGGTCATCGTTCTGTTCTGCGTGGGCTCGACCGGGTCCGTCGACGGAATGACCCCTCTCGGGACGACCAATGTCATCGGGGCCGTTCGCTCTCTGGGTGGCTCGACAGCCACCGCCCGGTTCACCGGCCTGGCCTACGAGTACCGCGACGATCCCGGCCCGATCTCAGCCTCAGCCACCGTGACCAACGCCGGGAACCCCCAGTCCACCCAGTGGAACGCCGGGCTGGGCACCATCGCCGTGCCTAGCAACCTCCCCCCAGCATCGTCCGATCTCCTCTTCGGTTCGATCGCCATCTGACCTGCGGTACACTAGGTCCATGGCCGACCTGATGACGCTGGACACGCTCGCCCGCTGGACCCAGCGTGACGTGGGCGATGTCTATGCCGACCCCTTCGCGGCCGACCTCGTCGACAAGGTGAGCCAACTGGTCTGCTTCCTCGGAGGCCACGACGGCAAGACCCTCGGCACGGACGGCGAGCTCCTCCCCGAGTGGACGCTGGACGCTGGCGTGACCCAGGCTCCCATCGACGTCCAGATGGTCATGCTGCAGGTCTGCAAGCGCTCGTACGAGAACCCCGGACAGGTCATCCAGGAGGGCAACGTCGGCCCCATCGGCGGCGACCGCGTGGCCGACGTTCAGGCCCTGTTCATGGACCTGACCGAGTCCGAGCGCGCGACGATCACCCGGTACCACCCGGACGGAGACTCCCGCCCGAGCGACGGAGCCGGGACCGTCTTCGTGCTGCAGACCACGCGTGGCGACGAGACCACCCTGCGCACCTCTCCGCTGTACGTCGGCGACAACCAGCAGGTCGGCCTCGCCGAGTCCGTCGACCCGCGCGAGTGGATGATCCCGCTCTTCAACCCCGGTGACCCGGGCGACGACGCCAACTACGAGGTGTAAACGTGGCGAAGAAGATCGGCTCGCGCACCATCACCGTCATCCGGGCGCCCAAGGTCGACCGGCTCTCGACCGCGCCCGCAGGCGCCGCCCCCGAGCACGACGTGCCCGGCTGCGTCGTGCTGCCCCGCACCTCCCACGAGGAGGACCGTGGCTGGGTCATCGTCGAGGGCCGCATGATCATCGCCCCCCACGACTCCGACGTGCTGGCCGACGACAAGGTCCGCGTCGACGACGTGGTCTGGGACGTCGACGGCGAGCCCGGCGACTACGAGAACAAGCGCGGCGTCGGCAAGGCGACCATCTTCTACCTCAAGCGCCTGGGGACCTGATGAGTTTCGAGGACATCGAGAAGGCGATCGAGGGCCACCCCCGGATGCGTCGGGGCGAGCGGGTCCGCTACGTCCCCAACCACCGGTCGTTCGGCGCGTTCATGCGGTCCGAGCAGATGCGCGACGTGACGGTCGAGGCCGCCAACGACATCGCAGCACTGGCTGGCTCCACTGTCGAGTCCGGCAGCAACACCTCTGGTCGCTCCACGGGTCTCCACGCGCGCGTCCGCAAGGGCTTCAAGGTCAGGCGCAACGCCGGGATGATGAGGGTCGGCGGGAACCTCCGCGTCAAGGTCACCGTCTTCAACAATGCGGACGGTGCAGCCCTAGTCGAGTTCGGAGCCCGGGGCGTAGCCCGGCAGCGGGTCCTGGGTCGCGCCGGGGCTACGTTCGGAGACTTCAAGCCCGAAGGAGGCCCGTCGTGAACCGTTTCCCGATGATCGAGAGGGCCGTCAAGGAACTCATCGAGACCCGGTACGAGCCTGCGGCCGGGAGGGTGGGCGGCGACCTGTCGTACGACGGCTCGAGCGACCTCTACGTCTGGATCGGCCTGGTGCCCGGTGGCGGGACCGACGAGATCAACGGCCTGTGGGTCCTCGACATCGACTGCTTCGCCCGGACGTACAGCGCGGCCATGGACGCAGCACTTGATCTCGAGACCGTCCTGATCGGCCGCAGGCTCGTCACCAGCGTCATGCTGCTGGACACGGGTAGCCAGAATGAGGTACCGTCGGAGCGAGCGTGGGACGACGACTCCTCCTACCGCGTAGGCGCGACCTACGTCTTCACTGCGCGCCGTTCTGGCTGATCTGCACATTCGGGCCCTTCATGGGCCTACCATGGTTTCAGAGCAGCCTCCGATGGCTGCATCCGGAACCAGCAGACTTCAAGGAGGCTAGATCCCCGTGGCAAACTACGAGGCTCTCAAGAACAAGCAGACCGAACTCATCCGCAAGGCCCTCGACGGGTCCGTGTTCATCAACACGGACCTGTCCGACACCCTCGGAGACACGCTCGCGACCTGGAGCCTGACCCAGGCGACCGGCGTTGACCCGAACAAGGTCATCGACCTGGCCCCCCTCCCGGCGGGCTTCGAGGATCTCGGCTGGCTCACCGGCGACGGTGCTGCGTTCAGCCGCGACGTCTCCTCGTCCGAGGTTACCTCTTGGGGCTCCGTGTCCCCGACCCGGACCGACATCACGGCCGACACCACGACCCTCTCGGTCACCGCGCAGGAGACCAAGCTGATCACGATCGGCATGGCGACCGGCGCCGACCTGGCGTCCGTGGAGGCCGCGTTCGACACCGGCGAGGTCAAGATCTCGAAGCCGAGCCGACCGAAGAGCAAGCACTACCGCGTCCTCGCGCTGGCCGTCGACCAGGGCGACGCGGGCGAGATCTTCGTCGGCCGGTTCCTGCCCCGCGCCAAGGTCACCGGCTACTCCGAGCAGACCTTCGGTGGCGGTGACGACCCGATCGTGTGGGGCGTCACGTTCACCGGCGAGGAGGACTCGAACCTCGGGTTCTCCGAGCAGTGGATCTTCGGCGGGGCTGGCTGGGACGCCCTCGTCGACGACATGGGCTTCACCCGCGCTGCTGCGTGATCCCCGGAAACCCCCCTGTTCCGCTGACTGCGGAATGGGGGGGTTTCTGCATCCCTAGTGGCTGTGCTATCCTCATCACATGAGCGATTCCTACGCCCCGGGCGTGTACGTGAAGGGTGACCGCAGGCGGTCCGCGACCTCGCGGTCCGACGCTGTCGCCCTGGTCTTCGAGGGCTACCGGCTCGTCGAGACCGTCCCTGCCGAGACCGCGACATACCGTGAACTCCAGGCCCAGGCCAAGGAGCTCGGCATCGCGGCCAACCAGAGCGAGGCGGACCTCCGCACCGCCATCGCCGAGGCCTCGCCGGTCACCGGCGTCGCCCCCACCGTGTCCTCGACGGCTGCCGTCCCGGACACGATCGAGACCCCCCACTCCGCACTCACCGAAGAGGTCTGAACACCCCATGGCAACTGTCACCCAGCTTCCCGAGCCCGGCGTCATCCTCGACCTCGACGTCGAGCAGCGGCCGGAAGAGGACGTCAAGCCCCCCTTCGTGGCGAAGGTCGCGGGCAAGAACATCACCCTGCTGGACCCCTCGGAGATCGACTGGCGAGACCTCGCCGAGGTCGAGATCCCGGCGGACCTCCTGCGCGTCGCGATGTCTCGCGAGGACCGTCAGCACCTCCAGAACACGGCGATGCCGTCCTGGAAGTTCAACCGGCTGATGGAGTCGTACTACACGCACTACGACCTCGAGGAGAAGATCCGCAACGCGAAGCGTCAGGCCAGTCTCGGCGCCTGACCCCCCGCGAGCGGCGCCCCCCGTCCTGTTGGCCCCTGTGCCCAGGTGGGGGGCGTCTTCCATTGAAGGACCGTGATCTGTGAACGACATCGACTTCCTGGAGCATGGCGGCGGCCACTTCCACATCCGCCACCATGGCGAACTCCTCGCGCTGCCTGACCCTCGCGCCAAGCACTACCAGTGGGTCCTGATGGCGCTGCACGTCGGCCACGTCCCCGGCACCCCCGGCGACATGCCGGAGTGGAAGCGCCGGGCCGTCTTCGCCCGCTGGCGGGCCGCCTGGGAGCTCCCGGGCTTCGACGACGCGCGCCGCCTGGCCTACCTCGTGGACAACTACCGCGCGGCCCTCAACCACGACTTCGCCACCCGGACCCATCACGACCTCGGCGCCCTCTGGCGCGCTCGGCGATGGGCCCTGCTCATCGACGTGATCGACCGGTTCCCCGCGCACTCCTGGTACGCCTCCTCGGTCGCCATGGACGAGGACCACGCCCGGATGATGGCCGAGTCACTGGCCGCCCGGAAGCAGACCGGAGAGGCCGCAGAGAACACCGGCCCGTCGCTGACCACCTGGACGCCCGAGGTGGCCGCCCTGACCAACGTCCTCGATGCCGTGCGAGACGTGCGGTACGCCGTCGTGGCGGCCCAGCACGGCAAGAAGGCCGGGGAGCCCCCGACGCCTGCCCCGAGGCCCGTGACGCCGCTCGAGCGCGCGATGAAGCGTGCCTCGTTCGACTCGAAGAAGGCCAAGCACGAGGCGCTGGTCGCCCGCGTACTGCGCAAGGCGGAGCCTGTCAAGGGGTAGTCCCAGCATCCGGTACACTAGTGGGATGACGGCGAAGAAGTACAGCGCGGGAGCGATCTTCCTCCAAGTCGTCCCTGTTTTCGCCAACGT